GCTGCGGCCGACTTTGGCTTCAAGTCCGACTCTTCGGCCCTTGTCATCGCCACCTACGATGGCAAGAAGTACGTGGTGGCAGACATGCTTGAGCTGCAGCCGGAGAAGGGCAAGCCTCTGAAGCCCTCCGAGGTTGTGAAGCAGTTCTCCGCACGAATGAAGCGCTTTGGAGTCACTTCCCTTATCACTGACGGCCACTACCGAGAGGCCATGAGAGAGTTCCTGGCAGCTGAAGGAATCAGCGTCCGTGAGGCCCCTGGTGGTGTCTCGGGTAAGCACGACACGTTTGCCAGGACGAAAAGCCAGCTAACCGAGGGAAGATGCGTTATTCCAGAGAACAAGCGGTTCAAGGCCCAGCTACTTTCGGTAAAGTCTCGTCCGGTACAGGGTGGACTGCTGTCAATCAGCATCCCAAGACGCAAAGGAATGGGTCACGGAGACCTTGTGAGCGCGTGGGTGCTATGCGTACACGACCTTACATACGCTTCGGTGAAGGGGCTGCAGATTGCATACGAGCCAGGCACCAATGAATGGAAGCAGGAGTGGGAGCGCCGTGAAAGAGAACACCTCGCCTCAGCAAACAGAGACTACGTCAAGCAGCTTGAGCGAAAAACACTCGCCAGAATGTCCGCAAAGCAGCGCAGAGACGCCGGATTCGTGGGAGCGCTGCGAAGATGAGTATTTTGCTGTTCAGCATATGCGCGCAGAGCTTGTTTTTGCCATTGAAGACGCAAGAAATGCTGAAAAACTGGCGTTTCATGCTCTTGAGATAGCAAAATCGCTTCTGGAACTGGCCAAGACCAAGACCGGTCTGGCTGAGCAATTGTCAAGGGACCTTTCCAAAGTTCTTGATTCGCGAACTGGCTAGTGGCATAGATTGTGCATGGCAAAAAGCCGAGCACAAAAGACTCGTCCAGAATGGCAGACAGCTCAGTTCTGGAATGCGGCAGCGTACAACAAGAAGCCGCACGAGGTTATCCAGCCCCTCATCGCTCAGATTAGAGACGACCAGGCCAACCGTTACGAGGCGTACAGAATCTACGCCATGGAGTACGGCGTGGACATGTCGCAGCTCGGGGAGCCTGATACCGACGTGTCTGCCTTCTCGGAAGAGATTGAGCAGAACGAGCTGGCGAACAGTATTGAAACGCTACATGCGCAGCTGTTCAAGACCAAGGTAGTTCCGGCGTTCAGTACGTCCGAGGCAGACTTTGAGGAGCACGAGAGAGGCATTGCTGCTAGCCGTTGGATGGAAGGTATCTTCCGTGACGCAAAGGTGCATGCCGTAGCAGTCCCAGAGTCTGGAGCCGACATGCTTGTATATGGCACTGGATTCCTGCGCGTGGGCTCCTGCGAGGACGACGGTGAGTACCGAATTACCGTCTCCAGAGCCACCCCGAGAAACGTGTTCGTGGACCGCCTGGAAGCCCGCCACGGCAACCCAAGAAGCATTCACGTAAAGACCAACATTGACCGATTCCTTCTGCTGGAAGAGTACGGGAAGGAAGACGACGGACTGTTCGGTACGGCTGAGGAGCGCTTTGAGGCCATCGCCAACGCTCCAGGTAACGATGACGACGACGTTCGTGCGGGCGTTCCAGAGCACCGTGGAGACATGGTCACCGTATGGGAGACCTGGCACCTTCCCGACAGCTCAGGCAAGAACGGCCGCTACTGCGTCACCATCAAGAACTGCACGCTGATTGACCGCGAGTACAAGCGCAAGCGCTTTCCGCTGGTGAAGATGAAGTTCAACCTGTCTCTCGGAGGGTACTACGGCGAGTCTGCCGTGAAGAGACTCCTTCCGCTGCAGCGTACGCTTACCAAGATGGTGAAGCGCATTGATAGAGCACATGACCTTCTGGGTGTGCCGAGAATCATTGTGAGGGAGGACAGCGGAATCGTTCCTCAGCACATTGATGACGTAGAGGGCGCGGTCCTGCTGACTAAGATGGACCCAAGCTCGTCCGTGAGGGAGTGGAACCCAACACCCATTACCCCCGACGCCTACGCTGAGCGTAACGGCATGCCTGAGCGCATGCGTGGAACCCTGGGCATCAGCCAGTTTGAGTCCACCGGTGGCCTTCCTGCGCAAATGAGAGACGTGGGTTCGCCGTTCCTAGAGCGAATGGTTGACCAGGGTGCAGCTCGTCACGCCATGAATCACGAGCAGTACGAGCAGGCCATGATTGAGCTTGCTGAGGTGATTCTGGATGAGGCTGAGGAGCTTCGTGCTTCCGGTAAGGACGTTGTGGCCAGAGCCCCGACCGGTACCAAGATGAAGACCAGCTTCACCAAGCTGAACTTCTCCGAAATCAACATGGACCGCAAGAACATGGTCCTGTTCGTGCAGTCTGCAAGCGGTCTCCCGCAGACGTTTGCCGGCAAGGTGGATGCGCTGTCCAAGGTGTCTCAGATTCCGAACAACATGCGTGGACTTCTTGAGGTTCCAGACCTTGCCCAGTCGGATGACCTGGCCAGTGCTCCGGCTGACATCATTCGCAAGACGCTCACCACCATCGTACGCAAGAAGCGATACCTGGCCCCAATGCCGTGGGATGACCTTGTGGAGGCACGGGTAATCACGCTGAACTACATCAGCCTGTACCGTGTACGAGATGACTACGACGACGAAGTTTACGACATGCTCGTGAAGTTCCTGGAGGACATTGATGCACTGCAGAAGCCACCGGCTCCCGATAATCAACTCATTGACGGTATGGCTATGCCGGGCCCTGAGATGGGCATGCCGCCAGCGCCTCCGCCGCCTATGCCACTGCCGCCAGGAGACATGCCTGGCCAAATCCCTGAAGGTATGCCTCCTGGTGGTCCAGGTGGGCAAATGCCTTTCTAAAATTGAAGCAACCTGTGAGGTGAATGAATGACTGTAGAGAATGAGACTGCCGAAGGCGGTTCTGATGGTGGTAATGAGAGAGAGGCAATGCTTGAGGCTTACAAGGCCGAGCTTGCCGGCCAGTCCGTGGATGATGCTGAGAGCGCTGATGAAGCGCTTGCGAAACACGACCCTAACGCGAAGATGCGTCGGGACCTGGAGGCCATTGGAGCCCTAGACGACGATCCAGCTAAAGAGGCTCCGACTGCTGAGGCGAAGCAGGAAGACGAAGACGTTGACCCTGACGAGGTGAACCTTGCCAAGGCCCTACGTCAGCGCGAGAAGCTTCAGGCCAAGCGCCGTGAGGCCATGGCTGAAGTGGACAACATGCGCTCCGAGATTGAGCGCGAGAAGCAGCAGCTGGCGGCTTACCATCGCAGCCTGAAGGCTCAGGCAGACGCCCTTGCCGAGCTAAAGAAGGACCCCGCTAAGGCACTGAAGGCTCTTGGTCTTGACCCGGAGGAGTTCATCTATGGACTGGCTACCGAGGGCACTCCAGAGGCCGCCAAGATGCGCGAAGAGAAGCGCAGACAGGCAGAGCTGGACGAGCTGAAGAACTGGAAGACGGAGCAGGAGAAACAGCGTGAGGAGTACATTCGTTCCCTTGAGACCGCGAAGGTTCGCCAGCACCGCGAGAGCGTAATCTCTGAGTTCAAGTCCCTTGTCTCCGAGGAGGCTGCTCCCCACGCGCGTGCTCTATATACGGAGGACCAGCTTGTGTCCGAGGGCGACCGTGTTGCTCGTGAGTACCGTGACCTAACAGGAAAAGAGGCCTCTCTAAAAGAAATTGCAGAATATCTTGAAGAGCAGGCAGCGAAGCGCTACACTGAGTTTGCACGCAAGAAGAGTGCCAACACCGCCAAGGTTCCGGCTCAGGTAAGTAGCGGACCAAGAACGCTGAACACGCAGACATCGCAGGAGCGAAGAACGCTCTCTACGCCGGTGGCTGATGACCTCAGTGACGAAGAGCGAAGAATGGCAGCTAGAGCAGCGGTTAGTGCCGCTATCAAAGCGTCCGAATCACGCCGTAAACCGGCATAACCACTTAACTTAACTTAACTTTTTCTTAGGAACATACGTAAATGACCGCAACTATTGCCGCCTCCCAGGCAGCCCTTAAGGTTCTGTACCCTAATGGCGAAATCCCGGCTTCCATCCAGAAGTCCTTTGTGACCCTCAACCGCCTGAAGAAGGAGAAAGACTTCGTCGGCGAGCTGATGTACGTCCCCATCCAGAACGCTTACCCGCAGGGTAGCTCTGGTGACCTTGCAGAGGCTCAGTCCAACGTCTTCCAGGGTAACTACCTGCGCTTCGCGTTGACCCGCGTGAGCCACTACGGTGTCGCCAGAATCACTGGCGAGGCTGCTGAGGCTGCCGTGAAGACCGAGGGTGCAATGGTTGACCTTTGGGAGAATGAGACCAAGGGAATCGCCAGCACCGAGCTGGCTGTCACGTCCACGTACCTGTGGGGTGACGGTGACGGTGTTCTCGGCCAGCTAGCCTCTGCCGTGGCGGCCACGACCATCACCATGGCCGCTGGTACCAACATGAACTACTTTGAGCTGAACATGACGCTCAGAGCGGTTTCCACGACCGGTCTTTCCCCCACGCTTCGCGTTGGTGGTGCGGCTCGCGCGAGAGTGACTGGCATCAACAGACGCTCGGGAACCCTGACGTTCTCGGCCAACCTCAACACCCTCATTACCGACGTTACGGCTACCGACTACTTCGTTCGCTCGGGCGACCAGTCCGTTGGTGGGGCGAACAACGCCGTCATCCTCGGCATCCCGTCCTACGTGGTCGGCGGAGCCACCCCCGGAACCCTTCTTGGTCTCAACAGAAACCAGGACCCCGTTCGTCTTGCTGGTCAGTCCGTGGACTACACCGGTTGGGCGATGGAGGACGCGGTGGTTGACGCCTCTGCGCAGGCTGGCTTCCAGGGCATCGGAACCCCGACTGTTCTTATCGCGAACAACATTGAGGTTGCTGCGATGAAGAAGTCCCTTGGTGGCAAGATTGAGTACGAGCGCCCCGGCAGCACTGCTGGCGTGCACGGATTCAGCAAGGTCACGATTGAGGGCGATAACGGCCCGATTGAAATCCTTGGCGACCCATTCATGAAGCGTAACCGCGCTTACCTCCTGAAGCTGGACGAGTTCAGCATCAAGTCCCTTGGCGCTTGGCCGCACCTTGGCGAGCTTGACGGTCTGAAGTTCCAGCGCCTTAGCAACGCCGACGCCTACGAAGTCCGCTTCGTGAGCTACGGTAACACGCGCTGCAAGAACCCCGGTCCGCACGTTTACCTCCAGAACTTCGGTGCCTAATGCCTATCCCGGCCTCTAGCAACCTGGGCTCCAGCTCCCGAAATGGGAAAACCGTCAGGGACACCGCAAGGTTCCTTGGCGGTGGGGCCGCTGCTAACTGCACGAGGGTCTACGGCGACAACGTTCGCTCTGTGACCTACAACGCCGCAACCGGCAGATACCTTGTGACGTTCAACGATACGCAGGGTGGAGTCATCAAGTGGGCGAGCGCTCAGGTTATGCCAGTCTCCGCAGGGGCAAACGTCCTAGCCAGACTCGTCATGGCCAGCTACTCGCCTTCCGCCAGAACCATTCAGCTTGAGACGTATACCGACGCCGGGGCTGCAGTTGACCTGCTTACCACGGCAACCCTCATGCTTGAGTTTGAGTGGGGTAGCGTGTAATGAGCAAGCTCTCTGACGAACTGTCCAAACTGAAGTCCGTTCCGATGGACGATGAAGAGGATGACATGCCGGAGAGCAAGCCTTCCTCTGATATGGCGGAAATCTCTGCCATGAAGCTGTTCATGAAGGCTGACACGGCTGAAGCAAAAGCTCGGGCTTTGAAGAAGTTCTTCACTGCCTGCGGCTACTAACCGCAACAGAATACCCTGCGGAGGGTCTACCGGCACTGACTCCGCCATAGGTCGGTGCCACTTTTATTGGTGAATCTTGCCCAGGACTTTTACGGCAGCAGAACTGGAGAGCCGTCTCCGAAAGATGACGGACACCGAGAATGACACTCACCTGTCTCATGTTGAGATGTTTGAGTACCTGTCTGCCGGTCAGTCCGAGACCATTGACAAGCTCATTCAGTACGGAGCCGGAGAGTTCCTTACCAAGAAGGTCACGTTCGCAACGGTGTCCGGGCAGTCCGACTATCCACTGACCACCGTGTTTCCGGCAGGAGACTTCTACAAGCTCATCTCCATCCAGGCCCAGGTTGCTGGAAAGTGGGTTCCGCTTCGCAGGGTGGTCAGAGAGTCGTCCTTCATCCTTGCTACCCCAGACGCTTCCGGTATCCAGCTACGCGCAAGCTACCTACCGTACGCCGCAAAGATTTCGGCTGGCACTGACGTGGTGGACGGCATCAACGGCTACGAGGCCCATACGCTTGCCTGCGCTGCCATCTACGTGAAGGCCAAGAAGGAAGAGGACCAGTCTCCATACGAGAAGGAGAAGGCCCGCCAGGAGGCACGTATGGCCATGATGGCCAAGCGCGACAACAATGAGCCACGTAGAATTGTTGAGCGCAAGACGCAGTGGCAGAGACAGTGGAGATACGGTCTCCTGTCATACAACGCTGCCGTTCACATGTACGATGTTGTTGGTGACAACATTGAGATTTACCGCAATGACGGTATCATCGGCCTATGAGGTTTTTTGACGTAACCGGTAGACAGGTAAGCACCTCTCGCCAGCTCACTGGCCAGTCGTCCGCCAATTCCATGGACGACAAGGACACGGCGGAGCTTGTCAGGGTTGTTAAGGACCTGTCCGCTCGTGTGCAGACTCTTGAGGCAAACTCGCCACCGGAGTCAGTTGAGTTTGAGGTTCAGTTCTCCACCGGCTCCTCAGAGACGCTGCAGCATGGATTCGGTTGCCCGGTTCGGTGGTGGGTAACGGATTGGGCTGCTGGAGAGAATGGCGTTTCTCCAATGGGCATGTCCATGTACAGGTCGGCATCCGATAACAACTCAATCACAATCTTCAGCGCGTACGAAGGCAAGGCCGTTATCCGCGTTGAGAAATCCCAGTTCGGAGTTCTCTAATGGCACAGCAGGGCCCGCAGGTTCTTGAGAAAACGCTAGTTCCGCTACAGCTGGCAAAGGGCGTCAACCAGGGAGTTCGCGAGGAGCTTCTTGGCGACACTGAGCTTGTTGCCTGCGAGAACCTTGTGCAGGACCAGGCCGGATGCTTCACCAAGCGTCCCGGACTTATCATCAATGGCTACACCGACCAGGACAACAACGGTATCAACAGGCCGAAGAAAATCTTCCAGTCCACCACCGGAAACCTGTGCATCGTATCCACCAATTCCACCGGTGATGGATGCTCTCTTTACGAGTACGACAAGTTCTCCCAGTACCCTCGCAAGAAGTCCAAGATTTGCGAGTTCAGCATTCGCTCCCGCAACATCGTCAGCTCGTCCGTTAGGCCGCTGAAGGACGGGCAGCGCGTGTTTGGTGTTGCCAGCAGCAGCGTGTACACGGCTGTTGCCTACGAGTCTCCCAGGGGCACCAATGGCGACCTCACGATTGCACTGGCCATCTACAGCAACGGGCAGCTGATTGCCAAGTACGACGTTCCAACCGATGCTGGTGGATTCGCGGGAGCCGGTTCTGCCGGCATCAAGATGGCATTCGTGGGAGACAGATACTTCCACTGCCACGCGTACGCAGCTGGAATCATCAAAAGTTTCGTCCACGACTCCTGGGCGAAGTGGCCAGACGATGCTACCGGGTTTACGTACACCGGACCCGCAGCGTTTGCCGGTGACCCAATTACCGACATTGCCACTGACGAGGTGAACGGAACGTCACTCGTGTCTTGGGGAACCCATATTGACACGCTCACGAACGCCGGAGCGTACACCGAGTACGACCTTGTTGCTGACGGATGGGTTGAAATTAGGAGCATCTCAGTCTCCGCAACCTACCTAGCAGCGTTCGGAAGCGGTCCGAGCGGTTCGGACTTTGCGGTTTATGCTGCCATTACCCCAGGAACAGTAGTTACCGCAATCTCTGCCGTTGGCGGAGCCATCAACTCCGCGCGCGCTGACATTGCAATCGGCTCCACCGCTGCCGGTGTTTCTCTTTACCTGTCCGAAAGCACATCTCACAACCTTGGTAGCACCACCACTAGGAAGGTTAGAGTCTACTATTCCGCCGACATCCTCGCGTCAACGCCCCCAACCCTGTCTTCCGAGGTTTTCGGATGGGAGGTATTCGGCAAGCCGCTGTACATGTCCGGCTCTAGGGAGTTCTATCAGCACCTCGTGAAGTCCGACACGGCGGACACGGTGAACCACACCCCTGCCACGCTTGCGCCACATGTTCTTGCGTGCATCTCCGACCCAACATCCACATCTATTGGTGCGCTGGCCGCGGAGCTTAATACGTTTAGGCCAGTTGCTAGCCTTGAGCTTTACAACGCATACAGGGTAACCACTCCACTTCTGTACGAGGCCCCGTTCTTCTCCTCAGACTCACTAAGATACAGGGCGCTCAGTGCTGACGGCGTAAACCTTACTCTTGTTACACCAAACAACCCAAGCCAGCGCTCGGGCATTGCCGGTATCCATGAGCTAAGAATCAACGACCCTAACATGTGCTGGTCCACCGCAGCGTTTGGCAGCGAGCTTGTTACGTCAGCCGGAAGCACTCAGCAGTATGATGCTGATAGGGCTTTTGAATGCGGGATGGTTGACTACCCGCTTGCAGACTTCACCGCAGTGGCTCTTGCCGGTGGCGTTGACCCTGGCCTGCACAACTATGTTGTAGTGTACAGACACCTTGACTCATCCGGAAACGTTGCGCTCAGCAGAACGTTTGGTCCGTACTCCATTACGGTTGCACCAGGTTCAGAGGAGATTGAGGTCAACATTCTCGCCTGCCACATGACCGCTAGAGAGTCAGGAAGAAGCGCGGACTATCAGGTACAGGTTGAGGTTTACAGGACCGTTGTTGGAGGAAAGAGACTATACCTGTGCGGCTCCTCACAGGTGCCGACCGACGGGTCAACACTTCCTCCTGGCGTCCAGGTAATTGACCAGACGCTTCCCAACCTGTTCATGAATGACATCATGACAGACGCTGTTCTGCAGTCTCAGCCAGAGATGTACAGGCAGCCACTGCTTGGCCCTGGTGGTGCCCTAGACCGCCACGCTCCCCCAGGCACGTCCGTTGTCTGCCAGCACCGTGACAGGCTGTTTGTGGCCGATGCGTACGGCTCCAAGGTCTACTACAGCAGCTTCTTCGTGGACGGGGAGAGCGCCTGGTTCAACCCTCAGTTCAGCTTCTTCATTCACGGAGGCACCGGCCCAATAACGGCCATTGCAAGCCTTGACGGTAGGCTCGTCATCTTCAAAAAGGATTCCATTTTTGTGGTTGATGGAGACGGCCCTCCGGAGAACGGCGGCTCCGGTGCAGAGTTCTCTTCTCCACAGAGGGTGAGCGCTGACATCGGATGCGTTTCGGTAAACAGTATCGTGACCATTCCAACCGGAATCATGTTCCGCTCGCAGCGCGGCATTGAGCTGCTATCTCGTAGACTGGATGTGCTCTGGATTGGTGAGAGAGTGCAAACCAGCGTGAACGCGAACCAGTACACCGTTGGCTGCACGTTCAACCGTTCCGGCTCATTCGTGAAGTACCTTGTTGCGAGCACGTACGACTCTACGGGGGCCTTCTACGGGACCGGTGAGGAGCTTGTTTACGACATCGGTCTGGACATGTGGACGACCGCCAAGTACACGCCTAGCGGATCTCCTGGCGGATATGGCTACAGCCTCCAGGGCATCTGCCAGGCAATCACTGCGAATGACTCTGTCCAGAGAACCGTCTACGCAGACTGGGCGGACTACACATACACCGCAAGCCCCACCACCAAGACCGACGGAACCTACTACGTTCCATTCACCATTGAGACATCATGGAAGAAGACCAGTGGACCTCACGAGCGCCAGCGCGTGTTTGATGCGTTCTTCCTTTCCAAGAAGCTCGCAGACAGCAACCACGCCCTCACCATGAGCTTCGCCTACGACTACGGAGGCTACACGCAGACCAAGACCTGGGAGCCAGGAACCTTCGTGTCTCTCCCGCTTGAGGAGTTCAACCTGCAGCCATCCAAGATGGTGAACTGCTCAGTCAAGCTAAAAGTGAACGATGCCGCCCCAGCCGACACTGTGACATACCCAGTTGGGTACGGTGCCGGTTGTGACGTGCTTGGTATCACCTGGAAAATCGCGGCCAAAAACACTGGCCCGCAACTTGCATCTGGCCAGAAAGCCTAATCGGAGGTATTGTACGAGCTATGAGTGACTTCAATCCATTCAATCCCATTGACTACGTGAAGAAGGGGGCAGAATTTCTTGGCGACGGCGCCAAGAGCGCTCTAGGCCTTGCGGAGGAGGGATATGAGGATTGGAAGGGTGAGCACAACTACCAGTACAGCAACCCAAACTACGACAGAACCGTTATTGATCCCGCCCTTCGTGAGACCTCTGACTACGGTCAGCAGCGTTCTTGGGGCAGCGAAGACGCCGCTAACGCTCAGGCTGGCCAGTATGCGGGCATGGCCGGAAGCCTGTATGGAGAGGGTCTAGGTGCCCAGGGAAGAGCTGGGGCTCAGGAGTCTCAGTGGATGAGCGACCTGGACGCTCAGGCTCGCGGAGACATGACAGGAGCCGTTGGGCTGGCAAGGGATGCCGCTATGGGCCTTGCCCCATCAGAGGCCGCGTATCAGCTGCAGTCGGGCCTTGATAGAGCCTCTGCAGCTCAGTCGGCGTCTGCTGGTGGGGCCCGCGGAGCCGCCGCTCTAGCCAACGCCCAGGGCAACGCTGCAATGGCCACCGCCGGTCTACAGGCTGACGCCTTCAATCAGGCTGGACAGATGCGCGCAGCCGAGATGGCGAATGCCAGAAACGCCTACGGTCAGATGTCTGGGCAGCTACGAGCTTCCGACCAGAGCCGTCTTGGTATGGGAAATGACATGGCAAAGTTTAACCAGAGCCAGAACGACCAGTACGGTCTTGGGATGCTGAATGCCGGAGCCAACTACGGACAGCTCGGAATCGGTCAGTCCAACGTTGCTCTTGGTTATGGAAACCTTGGCCGTGGATACGGCACGGATTCGCAGCACCTTGGTATGGGTCAGTCCCAGATGGACGACAACAGAAACAGATACCTTGCCGATGCTGAGCAGGAGAGGCAGGCTCGCGAGTCTGGAATCGCTGCGCAGAATGCTCAGGCCAGACAGACCGCAACCCAGCGCCTTCTTGGTACCGCTCAAAGCGGTGTCAACTCTCTCTCGGGTCTTCCGAAAAAGAGAGAGGTTGACGTTCGCACCAACACTTACGAGCCGCCGGACCAGTAATGGACTACAAGCAAATTCTTGAGCTACAGAAGCGCATTCAGGACTCGGACTATGCCGGGTACAAGTCCCCCAAAAAGGAGCTTGAGGATGCGAACAAATACGTGCAGGACCTAAACGATGACGCCGTAATGGCCGAACAGTACAACCTTGGTATGGGTGGGAGTAGATTCTAATGCCGAACAGACTTGGTATGGGTGGCAGTTCCATTCAGTACATGCCGCCATCACAGCAGGCAGCTCAGGCTGCTGCCATTTCGCAGGGCGTTGACCTAAACGCTGATGCGAACGCTCAGTACATGAGAACGCAGATGGAGAAGCGTAGAGCCATGGCGATGGACCCAAACAGAAACCGTGCAGCGGGACCTCCCCAGCGTTCCATGGCCGGCATGATGGGCTCCGTTCGTGGCAACGCAAACCCAACAGCTCAGTACATCCCACCACCGAACGTCAGTGGACAGGCCCAGCAGTACCAGGCTCCGCCCCCTCAGGCCCAGCGTGGACCAACGGCAGAACAGATTCAGGCCGAGATGCAGCGTAGACAGGTTGGCGCCCAGGTTGGTGCAAACCCAAGAAACGCAGCCATCTCTGGCTACATGATGGGGAAGTAATCCATGGCAGACGACTACTCCCCGGAAGACTTCGCCGGCAATGACGATAGCAACATTGATAAGCGAATCCCTGACGGCTCAACTCCTTCAGTAATTGGCCCAAAGCTTTCGCTTGCCCAGTCCGAGGGGTCAACGTCGGAGCTTTACCATGCTACCAAGCTAGCCCCTCAGCAGCAGGCCCCTGCTTCCGCAGTCCCAGTTGGTCCTGGAACCGACTACGGCGTTGTTGGTGGAATCAAGGAAGTTCAGTCCCTAAGAGAGAAGGAAGCAGCCCAGAGGGCTGCCGCTCTTGCCGCTGGCAACGCCCAGGGTGATGCGCTTATCCAGCAGTCTAATCGCGTTGCGGCCGACGCTGATGCCGCCCTAGGTAGAAGCTCTGAAATAAATTCCGCAGAGCAGGCAAACCTTGCCGACCGCCGTAACAGGCAGGCAAACATTGAGCGCATGGACAAGGAAATCTATCGCCGCTCCATGGCGAAGGGTGACCTTTACGCAAACCCCGCCCAGGCCGCTGCCACAATTGCAGCTGCCCTAAGCCCGCTGTTCTCCAACACTCCAGAGTCTGGAGTGAAGATGTACAACGATTACGTTGCGCGCGAGATGGACAAGCAGCAGGAGAGGATTGATGCGCTGGGCACCAAGAGAATGGGTGCGGTGAACGCGCTGGACAGATACACCAAACTGTACGGTGACGAGCGGCTTGCGAGGGTTGCCATGTCCAAGGCGTACGACGACGCCGCCTCCGAAAAGCTGAAGGCTCTATCCATGCGCTTCCAGGGCGAGGACAAGAAGAACCAGGCACTGGAGATGGCCACCAGGTTTGACACGTCGTCCCAGGTGAAGTCCATGCAGCTAAACGCTGCCCTCCATCGCGGCGCGCAGTTTGTTCCTGCGGCACTTGCGATGTACGCCGACCCAGCGGCTGGCTCCAACGCAATCTATCCAGTTCAGACCAAGACCGAGGCGTCCAAGTACGACACTCCGCTATCCCCACAGCAGGAGAAGCTCTACATGGCGTGGAAGAACACCGTTGCTCCAAATGACTCCGGTGAGGACTACGACTTTCGTGGAGCGTTCAAGGCTGGAATCAGAAAGCCAAAGGGCGGACACTGGCCGGACACGTTCAAGAAGCCAAACCACCCAACGTTCAGCAACGAAAGCAAGTACGCCGACGATACTGCTGGAAAGTGGATTGGTGAGACCTTTGTTCCGGCCGGTCAGGAGCCAAGACTTCTAAAGGACACCACTGACAAAGATATGTCCGCCACCCCGTCTCCGGCACCGTTCTCTCCGGCTGGCAGCGGCCCAGAGCAGGGCTTTCCTTCCGGCCCAGACATGGTAGCAAACAACCCGGTCACTTCCGGACTATCTTCCGGACTGAACAGACTAACCGAGTATGCGGCAAACCTTCGTGGTCAGTCTGGCGTTTCTGCGCAGACTGGAGTGGCTCCTGCCGCCTCACCACAGGCAAGCAACTACAACCCAACCCCGGGAAAACCCATCCCGCCGCCGAAGGACGAGATTGGTCCAGAAAAGCCAGCAAGGTCTCCCGGAGACGCTGTCATGGGTAAGACGCTGAAGAGAATCTACGACGACTCCAATACTGTCACCTGGGCTCAGCGTGACCCTAATGAGGTTCGTGAGATTGCGTCAGAAATCACCAAAGACAAAATCAAAATCGCAGAATGGGTTCGCCAGAGAGACATCGGAACCAAGGAGCAGAAGGCTGAGTATGCCAACATTCTATCAAACGCCGCACAGGAGGCGTACATCAGCGCAGTGAACAAGAGAATTCTTGAGCTTTCAAACAATCAGTCAAAGGTAAAGGACCCACGCGGTCTTATTGCCCAGGCTCACCAGATGGCAAAGTCTGACTACTCCACCGCAATCTCAAAGCTCAGCGAAAACAATGGAGCTGTTGACAAGGAGTTCTCTGAGGAGAACTACCCGGCAAGAGTTGCTCAGATGAAGGAGCTTTTTGAGGCCATTGATGGAATCAAGTCGGTTGCCGCGGAGCAGGGAAAGCCGGTCAACGATGTCATTGGAAAGCCACTGCTAATTCTTGGTGCGCTCAAGTCGTCCGAGTGGCAGGAGAAGATTCGCGCTGCTAGGGCTGCGTCTGCAGCTGCTGGTCTTGGAGACAACCCTGTTGCCAAGAAAGAGCGAGAGGCAACCGACAAGCTACTGACAGCACTCGTCAACATCTCCAACATGAAGCTTGGTGAGTCTGCCGGAAAGAGCATGACCACCTCAGAGATTCGCAACCACGAGAAGGGTATGCCGAGAATGGACGACTTCAAGAAGATGGAGGACTACGCCAACACGTATGAGGACCTTCTCGTGAAGAAGCAGGTTGCCATTGCGAAGGAGGGTGTCAGAAAGGCTCTGGCGGCCAACAAGCCTGGCACCGGCTCTGACCAGAAGGAGGTTGATAACCTAACCACGCTTGCTCTCGCAAAATACTTTCAGTCCAGCAACTCTATGGACCTGGAGAGACAGCGAATTCAGCGTCTTGGAAGACTGAAGCCAGGTAAGAACTAATGGGTGACTTCTCCCCTGAGGACTTTGCCGAAGATGGTGGCAAGGCCGTTGTTGTTGACGACGGCGGAATGCCGAAGGTCATCGGAGAAAATTCTCTACGCAAGAACGATACGGTTGTGTCTGAGCAGTCTGCAAAGCAGATGTACAAGGACATTGACACCTACAAGACCATGTCTCCAGCAGAACGCTACTACCGTGGCGTTACGTCGGAGGTGTCTCTTGGGATGGCTCCGTTTGCCATCCAGAAGGCGCTGGAGGCCGGTGACGCTCTTACGAATGGGCAGTTTGGACTTGGCGAGTGGAACAAGTCCAGAGAGCTTGCGATGGAGCGTGCTGGAACCGGTGACGCGGAAACCATTGGTCACGGTTTAGGCCTAGCCGCCTCCGCAATGATTCCAGTGGAGGAGGCAGTTCAGGGTGGTAGAATCGCTCTGAAGGGTCTTGGTATTGCCGAGAAGCTTGGCCTCAGGGAGGCCGTAGACGTATCCGCAGAGCTTGCCGCTAGGGAAGGTGTTGGGGTTGCCGAAAGAGCCCTTGGCGAGGCCATTGCGGCTGACGCTGCCGCATCCCTTGGAAGGGGAGAGAAGCTTAATCGCATCATCAACGCCGGCCTTGGCAATGGCGCTCACGGAGCCATCTACTCCGCCGGCAACTACGTTTCTGACGCCACGCTTCACGACAAGCCGCTTACGGCTGCCGCTCTTGCCGCCCATACTGGTGGCGGGTTCTTCCTTGGTGCCGGTCTCGGTATCGGTGGAAGACTTGCCGCTGAGGGTCTGGAATCGGTTGGGGAGAAGCTGTCCACCAAGTTCGCAAACGAGGTTGAAGAGAAGCTGGCCAAGAAGCTGAATGTGCCAAAGGAGTACGAGTCCATTGCGGCCAAGGAGTTCTCCGGTATTGACAACAAGTTTGATGTCGTGGCTAAGGCAAAAGAGAACATTGCGCAGGCAAAGAACGAGCTTGTATCCGCTCTCGGGTCTTCAGACGTAAAAATCACCAAGGCAAGAATTGTTGGAGCCATCAGAGAGGCTGAGGCCGGCGAATCAGCTGTGTTTGCTCCTCGCCCGAGAGATATGTCGTCATTCACCACCCCAAAGAGAATGCCCGGAGAGGCTCGCGCTCCAAGGTCATTCACTGGCGGTGACGGCTGGGTTCCAGGTCCCACTCCTACCGTTCCCGCACCCGCTGCTGAGGCTGGCAAGATTTCTGGCCTAGCAAGCAGACTGGAAAGGGCAAACATGCCAGAGACGCTGGACGGTGAGCGTGTTCTGAAGATTTACAACATGGCAAAGTCGGACGCCGTAAGGGCAGCCATTGCCACTGAGATTGACTCTGTTGGCTCATCTGAAGCCGTAAGGGCAGCCATGCTCAAGCGCTCCATGAACGAGAGTATCCTTGATGCAGCCAAGGCTGGTGAGCTGTTCAAAAAGCAGCCAGCAGCTGCAGCCGGTGGAATCTCTGAAGCGCTCTCGGACATGGCCTACGCAACAGCCATTGGGGCCGCCACTAACCCAATCGCTGGAGCCCTTGGCTACAGCGCAGCAAGAGCTGCCAGGTACGTACTGAACGGTCCACACGTGAAAGAGGCCATGGAGAGAATGGCCATCTCTGGCGAGCTTGCTGCCATGACCAAGTCCACTGCGGAGATTGCGGGAAAGGCAGCAACTGCGTTCCTGACTACTGGAGGAAAGGTTGCCACCAAGCAGCACCACATGGAGACTCCTACGCCGGCCTCCTACAAGAAGATTCTCAAGGAGTACGACAGAGTTTCTTCCCCGTCGTACCGTGAGGCGCTCACCAAGTACGTGGGCAGACTATCCCCATCGCCTGAGCTGCATAAGTCCGTGATGGCGAACTACGACAAGTCGGTCGCGATGGTTGGAGAGCGTATCTCGGCTGCGAATTCGGCCAAGCTAGGTAGTATGAGAAAGTCCTACCAGTCGTCCGTACTGACCAGGGACCAGCTAAACGCCGTTCGTACCTGGAATATCGTCAGCAACCCGACCGCCGCAATCAAAGCGCTTATGTCCGGAGCGCTCAGCAAAGACGAAGCTAACACGTTTAAAACGATTTGGAAGGACCTGCACAGACAAATTGTGAATTCAGTGAGAGACAGTGTTGCAAAGGTGCAGATGTCTGGAAATGGTATCCATGCCTCCAAACTTGTTGAGCTGAGCTTGCTTCTTGGAGAGCCGGTGGACAGGGTTATGGAGCCAGAGTTCATCAAACGTAACCAGGAAGCCTATGCGGAAGCTGCGGCGGCCAAGGAACAGGAAGAGTCGCAGTCGTCATCGCCGGCAGGAAAGGCCGGAATCACGGAGAGCCCATATGCAACACCTACGCAATCTGATCAGTAAAGCACTGTGCTACATTGTGTGCCTGTACGTCCTGTTCACCCCGTCATGCAGCCCTAGACCAAAGGAGCCAGGGCCCCCAGGACCGACCGTAGAGCTTCCGTTCCATGCGGACATGTCCTTTACTGCCAAAGACCGGAAAGCGATTCTGGGGGCAGCCAAGGAGTGGGAAAGGGCAACCAATGGAATGGTCTCCATTACCTTCACATGGGACGTGAACCATTCAGACCCAACCGCACCAAAAAGACACGAGTTTCACCATGTCCTTCTCAAGGCTGACGGTGACGACCCGTTCGTACAGTACCTAGACGAGACCACAAGCTCCTACCACCTTGCCTTTACGTCTCCTCCTGGCGGAATCTACGGCCCGGGACCTTTCGGGGTGAAGGTTGTGCTGATTCGTGACCGAATGGAAGACAGTGACATGGAAAAACTCATTGCAATCCACGAGTTTGGACATGTTCTCGGGGCCCACCACATCCAGTGCAGTGGAAGTTGCGTCATGGAGGCCGGATACCGAGAAATTGCGCCCTGCCTGGCGTCCAGAGACTTGGAAGAATTCTGCCGAGCCAACAAATGTGACCGTCCAATGAATCCTTGTGTCCAACCCTGAAGGTGGTATGATTTTCGCATGAGCAAGGACGCACAGAGTGGATTCTACCAGAGACTACCGCCATCCGATGATGGTAAGCAGGTCGTTCAGACCGCTGCTACGGGTGCCGCGGCTGCCAACGTTGCACTTTGGACCGGACTTCCAGCGGCAGACAGGCCCAAGGGGTTTGTGTGGGTCACTTTTGAGTGCGTCTCCAATGACTGCTATCTGAGATTCAAAGAGACTGCCACTGCAGCCGCAACCACGACAGCTAACGGCCTAAAGCTGCCTTCTGGCTCCAGAATTGACCTATGGATTCCCACCCATGTACTTTCCACACTTGATGTGATTGCGGCAGGTGTTGGCAGCATCAAGTGGTACGTCAGCTCGCCGGACTCGTACAGAACCAACGGCATTACGGGGGCCTAAGTGGCGTCCGGCAAAAGCAACTACCTAGAAGACATTGTCATCAACGCGTACCTGAGAACTGGTACCGTTTATGTCAGCCTTCACACGACCGCATGCACTGACGTTGCTCCCGGAACTGAGGTTTCTGGCGGTGGATACGCCAGGCAGTCCGTCACGTTTGGTGTTCCTGCGCTCGGGGTAACCTCAAACACTGACGCTCCCGACTTTGGCATTGCTGGAACGTCCTGGGGTACAGTTGTGTCCGTTGCCATCTTTGACGCTGTTTCTGGTGGCAACATGCTGTACTACGGCGACGTTACCCCGGTCTCCATTGGCTCGGGTGAGGGTGCAAGATTCCAGGTTGGCGACATCACGATTGAGGAGGGCTAAATGGCCGTTACAAGCATTGACACCCTAATTGCTGGGCTGAATCAGCCAGGGAGATTCCAGAAGACCACCGGAACCATGGAGGCCCCCGGCGTTCTTCACAGCACGCTCTACACCGCCGGCATTCCAGGAGCCGGGGCACCACCCGCTCCCGGCATCAACGGGGCCGCGCTCACCACGTACGCTGGTCAGATTCCGTTCTCCAACCCGAGTTCTGGAAACAAGTACCTTGCTGGCATCAGCGCTAGCGCATCGCTTGTTGGCTCTGTGCTTCTGCTGGATAGGCTATGGCACAATTCCGGTCTTGTGGTCACCACCACTACTGCACAGGCCATTACGCCAGTTGCAATTCCAGCGAGGGACCTGGACGGAACCACCAACGGAGAAGGCGTATACGCTGCCCTGGAAGTGTCCACTGCCACCACCAACGCTGGCGCCATTGCAAACACCACAATTTCGTACACAAACCAGGCAGGCACGGCGGGCAGAACCGGCACCATGCCGAGCTTCCCTGCCTCGGCCGCAGCCGGGACGTTTGTTCCGTTCTTCCTTCAGGCAGGAGATACTGGTGTCAGAAGTGTGGAGTCGGTCACCCTTGGCACGTCTTACGTTACGGGCGCCATTCACCTTGTTCTTTACCGAGTGCTTGCCGAGATTGGCGTTCCAGTGGTTGCACTGAACGTGAACCAGGACGCCGTGGCTTGCGGTATGCCAAGACTCTACAACAACACTGTTCCGTTCATTGTCTGGCTGCCGTCCGCTACCACCGCCACTACCATCTGGGCGAACATCCGATATACGGAGGGGTAAGTGAGGCGTGGGATTGGTTCACGTCCGTACCTCACGTCAGTGTACGGAATGTCCACTGCGTTCCGGTCCCGCCTAATCACTGGCCAGGCCCAGGAGCACAATTGGCAGGAGAGCTTCTTCTTCGGTCCGTCCGAGGTTAGCGTCAGCATTTCTGCCGCATCGCAGGTGACCGCTACACCTAGAAAAGACCACTACATCGGGGCCAACAATTTCAGCGCATTCGCCACACTTTTGGCAACAGTTACCAAGTACGGAGGGGCAGTGGTTTCTGCTATTCTGTACTTCTTCCGAGACCGTATCAGAGAGAGGGAGAGATGATTTCCATCCAGAACAAAAAGACCAAGGTGCGCGCAAGCATTGGCGTATACGGCAAAGAGAAGCTACTATCTAAGCTAATCCGCATGACTAAGCTATCCCTAGACGTTGACCTTGTCCGAGCCATTGTGTTCACCGCCGTTTTTGTTGGTGTATGTGCACTCGTGTACTCTGGTAAGCTGGACTCATCCTACGTGAAGTACCTGATTGCCGTTGTCATCCCAAGCCCGGTGCTTGTGGATAGAAAGGAGGACAAGTAATGGCCCGATGCCGAGTGAAGTCCAACCCGACTGGGTTGGTTCTTGGGAAGATTCTTGCGTATGCCATCATCATGGCTGCCGTGGTTGCTTCCATTTCTGGCTGCAGCTCTCCGCCTTCCATTCCGCCAAAGGACGCTCACGCAGCCCAGCTGGCCTCCTGCGCAGCGTTGCCTACCCGTGACTCTGCCGAGTCCTGCATTGCTAGCGTGAACCTGCAGTGGGGCTTCTGCAACGTGAACGGGAAGTGGGTGAAGTGTGAGCCCTGATGCCATCCTGGAGCTTGGCCTGAAGGCGCTGAACCTGGCCCTTCACCTCCTGCCACGAGACACGGTGCAGACCGCCATTTCCGAGTGGGACGTCCAGGAGAACAACCGTAAGGCACAGCTCTTGCTTGACGAGAGATTCGGAAAAAAGAAGTAGCTACCCACTTGCCACACAAGCTGCCCGTGACGAGCCTGTTTTCAGGAGGTCGCGGGCAATGTCTTTTCGCAGGTACGAATGCAGAGATTGTGGCGGACCAGCACACCCTGCTACAGGGTGTCAGTACACGGAAGACTGGATTGTGTGTGGACCATGCACCAGACTCGCGTGGCAGTGAATTCTGAATTTCGTGAATTCCAAGGGTGGACGCAGAGGAGTGTACTTCTATGAGCACGCAGGGCGACGATGACGACTACCTTGCTGGCTTTGACCAGTGCGTACGCTGCAAAGGTGTTGTGTGCGTTGCAAACATGACATCCGACAACATGTGCTTCAACTGCAGCATAAAGGAAGCAATGCTTGACAGGTTCCGAGACAGCTACGAAAAGACCATGCTTGAGCTGTGCTCAGCAATGCTGGAAGTCAACAAGGAGATGAAAGATGAGTGACCGTATTACTGGCTTTGGCATGTGGGTTGCCTTCCATGCTGCAGCTCACAAAAATCAGTCGTGGTTCTACCTGCTGGACGAGATGCGTCAGCGCGGGGTGAAGTGGTGTGCTCTGCGTGTTGGTGAGCACGACAAGTGGCACATGAAGTCTGGTGGCCCGTTCGGTTACCGTGAGTTCATCCTTGCCTGCGAGCGGAACGATATCCGTCCGGTAAGCTGGGCGTACTGCTACCCGAGAGACTCCAAAAAGCAGGCCACATTCATCAAAGAAGTGGTGGATGCCGGTTTCCGCAACCACATCATCAATGCCGAGATTGAGTGGACTGGCAAGAAACAGGAGGCCCTTTCGCTTGTTGCCGAGCTAACCAACTACGGACAGCCGTTCATGGACAAGCTGGCTCACGCACCGTTGTCATGGCTGCAGTACCACCCACAATGGCCCTACAATGAGTTTTCCATCCTTGGCGACACTCACCCTCAGCTGTACTGGACGGAGCTGCTACGAGGAAACTACAATGACATGGCAGAGGTTCCCGGGAACCCGTGGGACAAGTGGGATGAGCGTAAGCGTCGTCTGGAGGAGTACGAAATCAGCCCCATTGGCTGCTCCTACGGCAAGGAAAGCGTGTTCGCCCAGAAGGCTCCGGGATTCTTCTACAAGGAGGACCTTGCCAAGTTCATGGAGCGTGCGCAGAGGTATGCAGCGTACAGCCTGTACTCCTGGGAGGCCGCAAGTCCGGTCTGTCTGGAGTGGCTGAAAAACTGGCACGAAGAGAACCTGCGCAAAGACGCAGCGCTGTTTGAGGACAAGGAAAACCAAACGTCCGGAGGAAGGAGCAAGAGCGAATGAAGGGCTACCATCCGAGAATAACCAAGTCCTTCGTGGACCGTGCAGACGGAGCCGCTTACTGGGAAGCATGGGTTGCCGGTAAGCTGTCACGCATGGGCTATGACGTACTCCACCCAGCGCTGAAGATTGCTGGGAAGGAGGACAAAATGTCCGACTTCTACGGAAGCTCAGACCTTGTTATTGGCAGAGCGTCACCAACTGGTGTTGACGACCAGATGTCGGCATTCTTTGAAAAGTGCTCACTAGAGGTAAAGTCGGCCAACAAAACAACTGCCGAGCTGTCTGTGTACGCTCGCAGACTGGTGTGCTCAAAGAACGCTTGGGTGAGGAAGTTTGGCGAGCAGCAGGGCGAGACAAGGCACGTTCCGATTGGGTACGCTTTCGTGTTCGTGTCGTCAGACGGAGACTGTCTCGTGCTTACTCCTGGTACCCAGGTTGGTGTCCGAGAAGTGTTTGACAAGAGCAGGTACGAGAAGTACCAGTGCATGGACTGCGACTCCAGTCAGCTTGTAACCATTGAAAACTGGGCAGAGGCACACCTTGGCTGGGACAAAGAGAAGCTCCGCTAAGCCACCCGCAGAGCTTCGCACGATTGACATGTTCTCTGGGCTAACCAGAGAAGAGTCAGAGAAGCTGGTTGCAGAGCAGCAGAGACTGGAGGAGACGGACGCAAAGAAGGTGAGGCCGCCAATGCCAAAGCCAGCAGTGTACGTGTCTCGCGAAGGTAAAGACAGTATCGCTGTACGGCTGGTAAGGCCGAACAGGTCAGAAACAACATGGGTTCTACCGGTGCATGCCGCTGAGGCGGTTGCACAGTTCCTGGAGGTAAAGTGAAGGAAGAAGACAACTCTATGGTGAGCATTGTTGCTGCACCAATTCGTGCAGGTGACGAGCGTCCAACCGAAACGCTGATGAAGGTTTGCTCTGGTGTACGTGTTATTGCCGCAAGCATTGGAACAATTGCAACCAAAGACCCGGACCCAAAGAACGAACCACCAGCAGAACTGATGGCCACAACCCGCCAGTTCGCCAGGGTCCTGTCCTACGTCCTCTCCTGGGGCGTTGTTTCGCTTCTAGGCAGGGCTTCCATCATCCGAGAGTTCCTTGTGGAGTTCGGTGACAGACTGGAGATTGACATGGGCAAGCTTCTTGACCAGGTGTACTCAGGCGACCCTGAAAACAAGCCAACCACTGGGAAGGAGAAACTGAACTAATGGGTGTAGAAGCATCAGTCTGCGCAGCACTCGTGTACGGTTCCCAGGAGGCGCAAGCCACCATTCTCACGTCCCTGTCCAGGGACGACTTCCAGTCAGCCAACGCTCGCCTTCTGTTTTCCGTCTCCCAGGAGCTTCTGGCTTCAGGGATGAGTGTGAACGCGGTGTCCATTCTGGAGCGTAAGGGGGCACCACCACGCACGTTCGTGGATGGCCTAGACGTGGAGCGCCTGGTTCGTGACGTAGACGTGGAGTCCATCTGCAAGGACCTTCGCCGGTCTTCCGCTGTCCACCGCATGACCCAAGCCTGCAAGGCCATCGCCAATGGCTCCAGTGCCAACCCAGAGGAGATTTGTGCTCAGCTGGAGAAGGCCATGTACTCGGCCTCGGGAGCCTCTAAGACGCACGACGGCCACGAGGTGGTGTCTGACTACCTGAAGCTGTTCATGGAGCGTCTGAATGGCAATGTGCCGCCGCCAATGTCATCTGGAATCACCAGCCTGGACCGGTACATCATCGGTCTCAGGACCAAGAAGTTTTACATTGTGGCTGGACGACCTGCCATGGGCAAGACGGCTCTTATCAAGAGCATTCGCGCTGCAGTGATGCGCCAGGGGTTCTCCTGCCTGGACTTCTCACTGGAGATGGGGGCAGAGGAGCACGCGGAGCGTGAGATTGCAGAAGGTGCGCAAATCAACCTTATGCAAGTTTGCACGTCTAAAGTTACACAAGACGAGCTTACCCGCGTGGTCGGCATCCCGGACAGCATCCCACGGGAGAAGTGGTTCATTGACGATTCGTCATACTCCATTGGGGCCATTATGCAGAAGGCGCGCATTGTCCACCGTCAGGCAGCCAAGCGCGGGTTTCCTCTGAAGCTCATCACAGTGGACTACATCCAGCTTGCGACCGGTGACACGGACGACACGCAGAGTTCAACGGCAAAGTTCAGCCGTGGACTAAAAATGCTGTCCAAGGAGCTTGACTGCGCAGTCATCGGTATTAGTCAGTTGAATAGAAACTGCGAGCACCGAGAAGACAAGCGGCCACTCATGAGTGACCTTCGCGAGTCTGGTGCTCTAGAGCAGGACGCAGACGCAGTGATGTTCCTGTACCGAGATGTGGTCTACAACCCAACAGCGGACAAGGAAGAGGCTGAGCTGATTATCCGCAAGCAGCGTGGTGGACCAACCGGAACCGTGAGGATGAAGTTCAATGCTCGTACTGTTACTTTTACAAGTCACGACACTGGACAAAGCCATAGTAGTGGTAACGATGGCCTGGTGGCTGGGGGTTTACATGACAGCTGACTTCGGAGAAGAAGAATGAGTGACGAAGACGTTTCACACCCAAAGCACTACACGTCACACCCGTCAGGTGTAGAGTGCATTCAAATCGTGGAGCACATGACGTTCAACGTCGGGTGCATCATCAAGTATCTATGGCGAGCCGGACTGAAGAACGGTGAGCCATCCATCAAAGACCTAAAGAAGGCGCAGTGGTACATTGCGCGAGAGATTGAAAGGGTAGAGAAAAATGTCAAATGATTCCCCGACGCTGCTGCGTGTAGGCAAAGTGTATCCAGTGAAAGGTTCCAAGAACCTGAGTAAGACCATTGTTGGCGGAAAGCCAACAGTGTTCTCTACCGGGTACCTGAAGGAAGGTGACTGCGCAATTCACATCCCACCAGGGTGGTCCACAAACGCTCGCGCAACTTCCAGAGAGTATTCGCCATCTGTGCGCAAGGCATACCTTGACGGATGGCTTCCACGTGACATTGGTGTGCGAAAGTTCTTTGGATGCAAGAGCTACGGCGTTCTGGTTGCTGTTGTTCCCGAGAAAATCTATCAGGCTGAGGAGCGCCTTGGCGGAAAAAGAAGCGTCCCACATGTTTCTTCATCCGTTACCAGGACGCCACCAGTGAGTTCCACGGCCGTGCTGAAGAAACTGTACCCAGCGGGACAGCTACCGAGCGTTCTTGGCTACCAGTTTCCGACCGGACCACTGCAGCCCACCGAGCGTCAGAAAGAGGTTGCTCTTGCCAAGGCGCTTCACTCTGCGTATATGGCAGGAACCAATCACGACCTGGAGGCACTTGCATCCGCAACCATCATGCTTTCAAAGGCGGCAAAATGAACTACCTGCGTAGACTGTACTGGAGTGTTGTTGTGTGGTTCCTGGCTCGCAAGTACCGAGCCCAGGCAGAGAAAGCAATCGCTGAAGAGGCAGCTCGTCTTGAGTTGCAGTGGCGTGAGATTAGGGAGGAAAGCGATGAAGCTTCGTCCAATCACTGAGGAGGAGTGGTTGTCACTTAAGCCAGGTGACGTTGTCTACTGGTGCGGTCAAGAAAGTGACTGGAGAAGGGTTGTTGTTCCACCAACCTCTATACACCGTTCATGTGGTAAGTACGACTCGCCACACGGCGAGGGTAACTTTAGCTACATGTATGACTACAGGGTATCTGAGAATTTCAAAATGAAAAAAGCAGCAGAAAAAACAAGCACGTACATCATCTGGAACAAGGTCACCTTCACCAACCGGCAGGAGGCCATCAAAGCCGCATACTCCATGGCCAGCAAGTTCCCTGGCGAGCGGTTCAACGTCTGCAAGCTCGTGGGTCACGCAGAGGTGGCTTCGGTAAAGTATGAAGACTACGAAGCCTAAGAAGAAGGCCGCGCCGAAGCAGCGGCCGGAGAAGGACATTCTGAAGGGATGCCTGGAGCAGCTAAAGATTCGCGGCATACTTCACTGGCGGCAGAATTCAGGCATGGTGTTCATTGGAAAGCGAATGATTCGCCTTGGCAGCCCAGGTCTTCCTGACATCTTTGCCGTTATGAAAGGAACCTTCTTTGCCATTGAACTGAAGACCGCTACAGGTAAGCTTCGCCCTGCGCAGGAGGACTTCAGAAAGAGATGGGAGTCTGAAGATGGATGCATTTACATCCTCGCAAGGTCCGAGTCGGAAATGCTCGCCAACATGGCGGACTACCTTGGGTCATTCTGTTGATGGAAAGCAGAATCGTTGACATCTACCTGGCTGTCATGGGAAAGGGATGGGCAGGCATTGACATTGACCCGTACCATGACGACAGTGGGCGAGTGCGAGTTACCCTTCAGAGCACTGACGGGACAACCGACAAGACCGTAATCGGTAAAAACATGCATGATGCATTAGAGAAAGTGAAGAGACTATGACGCAGAAACTGGATGAGATGGAGTTTACCAACAGGGTTGCCGAGCTGACCGGTAAACGTGAGTTCTGGAAGGCGTTCCTGCTTGCACAGCTGAGCATGGAGACGGTTACTCGTGACCGTAAGAATGACCACTTCAAGAGCAAGTACGCTACTCTGGAGAGCGTTCTGGACGTTGTGGTGCCGGCACTGAACAAATGTGGCATTGCGCTCATGCAGTACCCGACTCACCTTTGCGACATGGGTTCGGTGCGCATCTGCACAAAGCTGGTGCACTCAGACACTGGGTACGTGCACGAGTTCGTGTCCGAGATTCCGGTGAAGGACATCACTGACCCGCAGAAGCTCGGAAGTGCAATCACGTACGGCAAGCGCTACGCTCTGCTGGCAGCCTGCGGTCTTGGTACGGAGGACGACGACGGCAACGCTGCGTCTAAGCCAAAGGACAAGACTCCTGAGGAGAAGCTGCGTGATAAGTGCAGCGCCTCTAAGGACAACGCTGTAAAGCTCAAGGAATGCCTTGTTGAGGCAGAGGTACTGAACATGCCGTCCGTCTTCATGGAGAAGCTGGCGGCCCGAATCAAAGAACTGGAGAGTAAGTAACATGGGTTGGACAACGATTGAGACTGATGGGTTTGCGAACAAGGTTCATGACGGAGGCAAGTTCTTCCGCTTTGACCTTTCCAACACCCGTACCGACAAGAAGACTGGCGAGAAGACCAAGACGTACTTCCGGGTCACTGGGTTCCCGGGCAGCTCCACCATTCCTGGTGAGGGCGACATTGTGTCCGTGAAGGGCAAGCTGGAGGTGACCGTTACGGATAAGGATGGCAAGAAGTACACCAACCTGAACGTTGTGGCGAACGAAATTACCGTCACTCGCCCAGCCAAAGCCAAGGACGCCACTACGGCTGAGGCTAGCAACCCGGACGACCCGTTCTGATGAAACGCCGGCTGGACATCTTCCAGCCCAGCGCATCCTACTCGGCCCTGATTCTGTCTCCATGCAACCACTGGAGACGGGTCGGGGCCGAATGGTATGACGACACGCTGGGTGACACTTCCAAGCGCGACTCTGGCACCAGGGTCCATGACGCCATTCACAAGTCCTGGTCTGACCCAATGTTCAAGCCCAGCCTGACTGACGAAGAGGCGGATATGGTACGGGCAGCTAACGCCATTGTGACCAAGTACATGAAGGCCGGTGGTAAGCCGCTCTTTGAGGTTGCCATGGGAATGGAGCCTTCCGTTACTGGGCAGGTCTACGGGTCGGTATCTGGCCGAGACTACCCCACTGACGGCCTTATGCATGGCTCTGCAGACCTGATTGTGGAGCAGCCTGACGGCTCAGTGGTTGTCCTGGACTGGAAGACTGGCGGCGGCGCTGGGGCTCGCAAGCAGCTTCTGACGCTTGCCAGTGCCTACTACATGGCAACCGGCAAGGCTCCCAGGGAGTTCAAGCTGGTGGTCTGCTACCTTGGTGACGACGCCTACATGGACGAAATCACCGTGGACCACTTGACACTTGAGGCCCACATGGAGAAGCTGACAGCTGAGCTTGCAAGGCAGCCTGGTGAGCCGGTAATTGGACCACACTGCACACAGTTCTACTGCCCACACATGGCGTACTGTTCTGCGGTTTCTGAGCTTGACAAGCAGCTAGGAGAACACAACGTGGAGTTCAAGACAGACCCGGAGAATGACACTGAGGCTGGCGAGATGATGAACGCCATCCGTATGCTGAAACGCAGGGCCGACTACTTCACCGCCGCCATGAAGCGGTACGTGGATGGTGGAGGCAAACCTGAGTTCGGTGACGAGGTTTGGGACCGTGAGAATTCAAAGGGCTACTACCAGTGGAGAGCAAAAAAATGAGCAAGCTGTTCTGGGTGATTGGTGTTGAGTTGGCAGCGTTCGCAATCAAGTTGGCTGGTCTAGGGCTTGCTGCGTGGGTTGTCCTTCAGGTCTGGAGGAACTGCTGATGAACGGTTTCGCAGTGTTTGTTGGAACGTTTTTCTCAACCGTCCTGGTTGGTCTTCTGGGGTACCTTGTTGGTTTCGTTGATGGGCTAACGTCGTCTCCTGGAAAGAACAAATGACCAAGATGGGTAGGCCTGGAAAGGCCAGTACAAAAGTAGCAAACGCCATTGCAGCCTACGTGAAGCGTGGCTACACACTAGCCCAGGCCGCTGAGGCTGCGGGGGTAGACCGTAGCAGCCTGTTCAACTGGCTGAAGGGCGACACTGCAGAAGAGATTGAGTTGGCTGGCATTGTTCGTGCAGCTCAGCGTTCACACGCAGAGAGGAAACGTAAATGAGTGAGTTGTTCCTAGAGTTCCCGAAGATTCCACGTCTCCGTCGTGGCTGCGTCATTACCGAGAAGCTGGACGGTACGAACGCCCAGATTCTGATTGATGAGAACGGTAAGCTGGTGGCCGTCGGAAGCCGTACCCGCCTGATTACTCCCGGCAAGCAGACAGACAACTACGGCTTTGCTGCATGGTGTGAGCAGAACCGTGATACCCTGGAGAAGCTTGGGCATGGCCGCCACTACGGCGAGTGGTATGGTCTTGGAATCAACCGTGGCTATGGCCTGTACGAGCGTCGGTTTGCGCTGTTCAACTCTGCGCGCTGGGTCTCCACCGAGAACCTTCACTCTCTCGGCGTAACATGCTGCGAGGTTGTAAAGGTGCTTACCGAAGGAGACTTCACCACCGGACTGGTTGACGAGTGTGTAGCCAGGCTGAAGTCTGAAGGCTCACTGTCCGTTCCAGGGTACATGAACCCCGAAGGCGTTGTCGTCTATCTGAGGGCATCTGGGGAGCGCTACAAGGTCTTGTGTGAGAACGATGAGCTGCCGAAGGGTCTGCTCACTCACCACGAGAAGAAAGTTGATGCACTTCTGAAGTAGGCGCTCCGACTTTTTAGACTCTGCACAACCAAGGGACTTTTTAGACTCTGCGTCTGAAGTCTCTTCATGGCTCACTAGCTCAGCGGATAGAGCAGCGGGTTTCTAACCCGACGGTCCCAGGTTCAAGTCCTGGGTGAGTCACCACTCAAACCAGTCGCCACTCTCGCCTCTCCGAATTTGGGGCAAGAGATGAGTTGTCGGGTATTTCAGTATATGTGCGCAAAAACACATCCACCCACATCGTATACTGAACACACACCTGAACACCTACATCGTATACTGAACACCCTACATAGTGTACTGAACGCACACATAGTGTACTGAACGCACACATGCGTCCACTGAACACCTACACAATGGGCGAAAGTATACCTTTACATACTTTCGGCTACAATTGTATACCATTCCATACCATTCGGTACATTGGTATACATTGTATACTGAACACCCACATTCGGTAGCTGAACGCCTACACTGAACAACTCCTAGGCCTGGTACGGCACGCCTGAACGGCCGTCAAGGTGTCTAGTTACAGCCGGCCTATAAGGAGAGTAGGCTTGCAAAAGTTACATAGCACTGACTTGCGTGTCATAGCTGAAAACCGCTGAAAACAAGACGCTACGACATTCGTGTCATGGTAAGCGCGACATTCGTGTCATATGGCCATAATTCGTCCACGTGATTCCGAGTAGTTACGAATGCCAAAAGTTGGCACCTCTTGTGCATCTTCTCTTTGCATGAGTGACGCAATCGGTGAAGCGGCAAGGCAAGCATGGGTAGAGCAGTCGGATGTTACTGAGGCCAACCGTGACGCAGCTAGCCCGGAAGCCGCCAGTGCTATTGCTCGCGCTAGGCTGCGTTCTGCTAGGTTTACTCCTAGCTACAGCCCTGACGGTATCACCGTGTGGTGCCACCCTGTCTACGGCCAGATTGTGCAGATTGACGCCGGGTTCCTTGGGACCCTTACGAGGTACGTACAATGAACGATCGTGTATGTGTATGTGACAACTGTACGACTGATGAATCCTTTGTCATCGTTGACGTGCGACAGACCGACCCAAGACAGTGGCAATACGTGACGGTACGCGGCCAACGTTTCGGCTCCGCACACACTGTGGCTGTAGATCCCACACACGACATTGTGGCAACGCTGCAATCACTGGGGTTTGTGGTTGACGGCCCCATTCCGGACACGGTGCGAGCGTGACTCGCCGTGCCACCTTTGGCTACTTTGTGGCTGATTCTCAGAACGGAAAGCTAGGCGTGGGAGTGTGTGCTACATACGCTCCCATTAGCCAAACATGCCCCGAAGCATGTCCGCTACGCAACAATGGGTGCTACGCGCAGGCTGGTAACGTCGCCATTCATAACCGCGTTAGGGAGCAGCGTAGCGCAAGCAACACGGCAATAGATTGTGCGGCAGAAGAGGCGGCAGAACTGCGAGTGGCCGCGAGCATGGGTTACTCAAGCCAACCAATGCGCCTACATGTAGCAGGTGACTCTACAACCAGCACCGGAACTAAGATTCTGTCAGATGCAGTGCGCGATGTGTGGAAAGGTCCGGTCTGGACATACACACACGCATGGAGGGAAGTCCGTAGGCACATGTGGGGCGGCGTAAGCGTTCTCGCATCATGTGAGACGGAAGAGCAGTTGTATACAGCTGTAATCTCAGGATATGCGGGCGCTGTTGTTGTTTCGGAATTCCCTAACGGTAAACGAGCCTGGACAACAACTGAAGGCATCCGAGTCATTCCCTGCCCCGCCCAAACATCGGACCGCACATGCGCAGAGTGTAGGCTTTGCTGGGATGATACCGCACTGTACAACCGTAACGCTGCTATCGCGTTCAGTGCACATGGCAGCGGCAAAAAGAAGCTGAAACGCCTGAACGTAATTCGCTAATCCCGAAACACCACGGGCTCCGTGTATTCCAGTGTACGCAGCGCCGTGGTGTATGTAGGTAAGTTCCTACACCGATGAAGGAAGTGTGACATGTCTGAACAACTAATCAAACAATCTGTTCTTGGGGTGCATGACGGTTCTTTGGATGCGGTGAAGTACAGTGTAAGCCTTCGTAAGGTTTACTGCTACGCAAGCATGTCAGGCCTTGGTTACAGATGTGAAAAGTTTCGCGCAATCGTGCGAGATTCCTGGAAAGACGTAGATACGTGCACGCTTGGCATGGTTCGTGCAAAGCACTACAACCTCGTTCAGAACGCGGACATGGTTGAAGTCGCGGAGTCACTCGCAACCAACGGAGGTCTTACGGTAGAGCGCGCGTTCACCGTACGTGGGGGAGAGAAGGCATATATCTTGCTTCGTCTACCTTCGGTCATCAGTGTGGCCAATAATCCAAAGGATACGATTCAGCCCTACATCCTCCTACATAACTCCTTTGACGGTAAGAGTGCTTTTGGCTTTGCGTACACTGCCCTACGTGTGTGTTGCGCTAACCAACTTCCTGGCCTCGGGAAGGGTGAGACGGAATTCAGCGGCTCATTCAGCCACGTTGCACGCGACGCTGAGAATTGGAAAACGGCCATGGGTAAGAGCGCGGGCTACATCGCCGCGCTTAGCGCACGTTTGGACAGGTTGGCAGAGACTGAAGTCGGCCCACTCACCATGTCACGACTTATCCGCGAATGTCTCCCATCGTACGCAAAGCGCGAACGCGAGAAAGGCGATCGTTCCGGCATTGACCGGATTATTGATGACGTGTTCACACCTTCTGCCACAAACAACTACAACACCCTACCGTCGGCCTGGAACCTGGCAAACGGTATCACTCGCGAGCTTGGCACGAAAGCTAGCCTGGCACAATTCTTGTCTGGAGCGCAAACAGAACGCGTGTTCAGCATCATTGAACGTGAGCTGGGAATCACGAAAGGTGGTGATAAGTGAGTCGTAAGCGCTCTGTTCTGCACATTGTCCGACAGGCAATTGGCCTGGACAAAAACTCTCGCATTCCAGTCAGGGTGGATTCCAGTGACACTGGACCTGTACTACGTGGTATGCCTGGACACTACCGCACACGCTCGGGTCTCACGATTGTCCGGCACCCTAACGCGTACCGGAGGAGCGGCAACTTTGCCGTGTACCACAAGAGCACACAAGTTATTACAGTGGGGGCTGATTGGCTACTTCGTATGAAAGTGGTGACCAAGTGAGCAAGTGTATTGAAGTGACGTACGATGCAAGTAAACCTGAACGTCCAGTGTTTCGCGTGTGCTTTGAAGGCCGCGAGCTTGGTGTGCATCTTCTGTACCATGACGCACGAAGACAAGCCCAGCGCGCAAGCTTCACTTGTGGCGTTCCAGCGTTTACGATTGGACCGAACGGTCGTGAACGTATTACTAGACCCTTCAACCGCTACAAGTAGGAGACTCACATGCAATTCATGACACGTAAAGAAGTGTACGATAAAGTGATGAATCACTTGGCCGGCATGTCTCAACCTTCGGTAAACTCCGACGGCAAGTGTGCTTACAGGGGCAAAGGTGGGCGAATGTGTGCAGTCGGGTGTCTTATTCCAGACAATGTATACAATTCGGGCATTGAGGGCACACCTGTTAGGTGGATTGGTGGCATGTACCTTCCCGGTGTGGACATGTACGATGAAAAATTGCTTGCCTTCATCGCAATGGCACAACACGTGCATGATAGGCATGACAAATGGCGCCCACATCGTAAGGGCATGTATGCAAAGGCGTACAATGGTCTCGTGAAGTATGCGAAGGAGCTATGCCTACTCGGCACTGAACGGGCTACCAGTGCCGGCCCCTGATGCGCGGTGCGTCATTCTACCGTTCGCCCGAATAGGAATAGAGCCAAAAACAAGCAAAACGGTTTGACGCAGGGGGGTAGGGTGAGCATAGCCATGAGGCACGAAAACGCGCCAGAATGGCTCCTAGCGCCAGCAATGGGCAAGCGCTCCCCAAGCGCCCGCTAGCGGTTCCGGGAAAGCACTGAACATGCGCACACTTACCGCGCGTTCAGTCCTTCCCGGAGCCCGCTACTCTTTGCATAGCAGCGACATGCAAGTCATAGCAAAAACCCGCTGAAAACAAGGGCTATGACATGAATGTCAGGCCAACCAGGACATTCGTGTCATATGGCCATTGTAGCGTTCCAATGATTCCGCGTAGTTACGGAGGCCCAATGCGTGGCACCGATACTGCAATACTCTCTTGCATGTCCAAGCGCACCCCCATCGTCTCAATCACTGCCAACGTCTCCCTTTCCGAGATTGACCCGTTCGTTGCATCCAACCGAAAGGAAGGCAACTGGCCCTGCGGCCGGAAGATTGATGCCGCTATCCTACACGGTATCCTAATGTCGGACATTGACGCACTGACACACGCAGTGTGTGTGGCTATCGTGAACAAGAAGATGTAGACCCACACTGTGGGATTGCAGGCCTACATTGTGTGCGCCTGCAATCCTCATGCCAATGAAAACTTTGCATGTAGGCAATTTGCACACAAAAGCAAGTCTTATGCCAACATTCTAAGTACTTGATATCATTGGGGTATTCTCTGGCATGGTAGTTGCTATCTGCAGCAGCCGTGCCAGAGTTTTTTCTACCCTTGCATAGACCGTGCCAGTACTTTTTGCGTAGCGGCAAGAGTCATGCCAGTCAAGAACCGTGCCAATCAGTTCCGTCAGCACTGGATTATGGTGGCAGCGGATACAGTATGAGTGGATTACAGTGGGGCTGTTACCCCCAGGCTGGCATGGTTTTTGCCCCGAAGGGGACCCAGCACACAGGAAAATCACCAAAATATCCTGAACACCCAAGAGTTCAGCTACACCGGTGTACCAGGAAAAAGTATGTCTGACTCTTTCTAGAGTGGACATAAAAAAACCACACTGTGCTGAAGTGTGGGCATACCAGAATCAGAACACACTACTGGTTGGTACCAGAGTTACTCAGCTCGGATTCGTTAGAACTGCTATGGGACTGCAGCTATGGTAAACTTGGTTACCGCCGCGAAGGTCGTGTTGAGCAGTTCTCTTTATTTTTTGGAGAGAGACCGGAGCAGAGGGAACCAAGTGCTCGTCATCACAACAGAATTAGATTGTACCATATTTCGCCAAAAATAGATAGAGGGTAGATTCACTTTTCTCCGACATGTGGGTGTGCAGGTATTTGTTGCAAACGGTACCGGAATGGTCAGGATGAATGCCATGCGAAGCACCATGTTTAGTATTGGGTGGGAAGACGTTGTTGAAGAGACATGTCCGGATGACGCTGACTGGGCGGACTGGATTGGGAGGCTGTTCGCAGAGAACATGTCGGCACCATTTACCGCATACTGTGTGCGTGCTGGGCTAAACAGATGTAAAGGTGAGATAGCGGAGCACCTTCACCCACAAGAGAACGGAGACGAGCTGTGAAGGAGAAATACGACAACGTTACAGAGGCCATTGTGAAGGCCACCAGGCGCTCCCGTGGACTGACGTACGGTATCAGCCGAGAGGTAACTGAATCCTCTGAGATGAAGCCGTCCATTGTCTCCGCCAAGCGCTTCAAGGTCGCCAGAGAGAGGGAGCTTCGTGAGCAGTTCGGAACCGAGCTGTCTGCCGGTGTGATGAACATGCTGAATAGCGCTTCCATGCAGCTGGCTGCCTCCAGACACCTCTTCACTCAGTTCGCTATCACTGGTGTACCCGAGCTAGCAAAGCTCGCTAGCAAGCTTGCTACGGACGCCAGACAGTCGGAGCAGGCGGCTTGGGAGCAGGCCGGTAGAGAACTGAGCCTGTCCAGAGCTAAGGCTGCAGCTGGGCCTCTGCCATGGGAAAGAGAGAGAGGCAGACCTCCCACTGAACCAGCTCGCCTGCTAGAATCTGGAGATGACCAGGACGAGGATGACGAGTGATGGGTGACTTCAGGGACAAGCTAATCGCTGCAGCTCGCGAGGTTTACGCTCGCATGAACCAGGTGGTTCCGGGCGCCAACAACGCTGAACTTCCGCCAACAACCAAGCACTACCCCACGGTAGAGCGGCTGATGGACCAGAAGAAAAATAATGCAGCCATTGAAGGTGCCGTAAGGTCTACGAAAATCGGAAATTCGTACGCAAACGCAGTGGCCTCGGGGTTGACTAGTTACGAAAAGATGTCCAAACCTTACGTAGACGCAGCCAAGAACCTGGCTGGCAAGTTCCAGAAAACAGAAACCATTGAGCTGAAAGACGATGAGTGAGCTGTACAAGGGCATCATGGCAGGCTGCATCATTGGTGTAGCTGCAGCTGTAACTGGGCATGTAATCGGTTTCCTACTGAGTGAGGCTACCAAGTGATTGACAAGCACGAGTTCGTTCGTAAGCCGTACCAGACCAAAGACAAGTGGTACGTAGGTCCTTCCCGGGACGTGAAGTCTGGGGAGATTGTGGAAGGTAAGCGGGAGAGCGCTCAGGCATTGGCCAGGGAGCTTACAAAGCAAACTGGAGTGAAGCACTCCATCGGATGGGCGGGTCACACTTGAAACGCTACGCATGGGGCAACCTGAGAATCTACGGCAACAACCGGAAAGACGCTTTCAGAAAGCTGGTTGGATTCCTAATCCAGTGTAAGCAATCACACACTGCACCAGCAAACAGCGGGCTATTGATGCATCTACCGCCTCATGACGAGCAGTACGAATACTTTGAAGGAAGGACGGCACCTGGAACATGATGGAAGAACGATATCTGGTTCGCGAGGTTGGCGGAGAACGATACGTAACGCTCATGGGTACCGGTTGGGTCTTTACGGACAGGACACATGCTCGCGTATTTATGCGAGACCATGCGTACATTACCGCCGGAAAGGACCCCCATCTTAGAGTGGTTCGCATCGTTCCAAGCAATCCAACCATTGCCAAGCTCCGCGCCGAGGTTGAGAAGCTCAAGTCCATCGTTGAAGATGAACGGCAAGGGCGTGACTACAATCTTGGTCTCGTGAAAAAGCTCACCGAGAAGTGTGAGGAATACCGCACGGACGCGGTGAACGCAGAGCACAAGCTGGACGCAATGACTGCCGAGCGCGACGCCCTCGCCGCGCAGCTCGCCCGTGCGCAGGAAGGAGAATAAATGACCGACCAACTAGACGGAACCACACCATCCGACCAACTACTACAGTGCTCACACTGTGGCAAGCCTGGCTCCAGCGTGTTTGCTGGTGGCAGATACGAACCTGGCTGTGACATGTGGCACCCGAGATGCTTTGCTCTGGCTGTAGGCGGAGGGCTAGAGGAAACTCTCGGCTCCAAGTTCGGCAAGGCTGAAGCTCGTGGATACGTAGCGGCATGCATTGACATCATCGGAATGGTGCCTAGATATTCCAAGACAGGGTTCCGGTACACAAGCTTCATCTCTCCTCACGGTGACATCATCGCAAGGCTGAAGGTGGCACTGAAAACCCTGGACATTCCGCACTCCATATCGGTAAAACCCACAAGCCCCGGACTGAAGCCAGACCTAGTTCTGACAATCACCGGGGGCCTAAGTACATGGGAGGCACTGGCAAGCCTTCCGGTAGGAGACGCGGCAGAAAAGATTTCCGAAAACTACGCAGGTTTCAAGGATAGGGAGCGGCAGCGCTTCCTGCGGTGGAAGAAAAAGGGATTCAAGGGTCCCGTACCGAGGGAGTTCAAGTGACAAGCGAAGAGGAGCACCGACGTGCAAAAAACTTTGGAATGGCATTCGGATACATCTTGCAGTTTGGCTGGCGTCACCCTCCAACTGAAGCCAATTACTTCCGAGCACCGCAACTTGGTGCTGGCAACGTGGATTCGGTCGGCTCAGGCGAAACTGAGGAAGATGACGTGTGGCCTGAGCCAAAGGACCTCCTTGGACTCATTACCGGACGCAGTGGAAAGGATTCTGGATAATGGTAACGCTTATGGACTTATGTCTGAGGATGGGTACACGGTTCACGCTTGGGCGTGCGGTCGCGGATGCTTCCTGTACTATGTGTATGTACGTCCAGAAATCAGAGGGCACAGAATCGGAACAGAAATCTCGGAAAAGCTCTTCGGACAGAACCTCACTCACGCTTTTCCGTGGCCCAACAGGCACCAGCCCGAAGGATGGAAGTTTGACCCGACGCTAGCGGCGTCAGTAGGAGCATGAAAATGAGAGACGAACTGCAGTATCAACTTGTAGAGATGACGCCTCGCCAGGGCCTAGACGCTCTGGCGCTTGCCTTCATGCACATCAGCAAAATCCTGAAGCCAGGTCACCGACAGAACCAGAAGTGGCTCCTTCGGAAGTCGTGGACATTCACACCGGTTCCAAAGACCGGAACCGGGCTTACTCCAACAAACAAGATGGTTTGCGCTATTCTGCGCGGATTCAACACTGAGGTAGACGAAAATGGCAAGCACAGAAAAGCAGGAAAATAGCTTCCAGGCGAAGGCGGTGACGTTCTCCGACAACGTCTCTCTCTTCGGAACCGGAATGAAGGGCATCAACACCAAGCAGAACAACAGCGTAACCATCACCGTGTACACTGGCGGACTGTACCGTGGTCTGGTTGGTATCACCGGCAAGCAGCCTGGCTCGGATGAACCGAAGACGTTCCTTGTGCCGCTGTCTGCGGTTATTTCAATTCAGCCGGAAGACAAGGTTGTACAGCTGAAGGCGGCAGGATGAGAAGGGCGGGGGTTCTTCTTCCGTTCATCAGGGCTGCAGAGCTTGGGCTGGACAAGCCATCTGACGCCTCCTACGCAGAGGCAGTGCTTCTGTACGTGATGCTACACTGGGCCGGACTAGAAAGGAGTGTCTATGAGACGGGTAGACTGGCTTGAACAGATTCGTGAGCAGGGTCTAAAGGACAGGCTCTATGAAAAGAGGGGAATCTGGACACCTGGGGCGCGAGCGGTGCCAAATTGGCCCATCTGCATGACGTGCGGCAAGCAGCCGCATTCCGTGGAGCTGGTTGACGAGGGCTCAGCTCGCCTTGAGATTCGTGTGAAGTGCACCCACAAGGCTTTCCCTGAGCCGTCAGACCCAGAATTTGAGGATTCCGTGAAGGTGTCCATTCCTAGCGGACTTTCCCAGGACGCCCGTGACGAGCAGATTGGCTGGGCACTGAGAAGCGTCAAGGTGTTTGACCCGTCTAGGCCAAAGAAGTAGAATAGCCACATGGCAGACTACACTGGCGTTGTGAACATGTACCCGCAGCCGGGTGACCCTGAGGACATTTCTGAGAGAATCAGAATGAACCAGATGGGTCAGGTGTATCTTGACCACAACGGAAACCCAGTTGGTCAGACCGGTCCAAGGCGTGACCCTAGACTGTATACGCCAGGGATGGGAGGCACCCAGGTTCAACCTCTACCGGCTGACCCGAAGCAAGCTCGCCCAAAGCCTCCGCCAAAGAAAACGTACGAACAGCTGAAAGCGGAAGCTGACGCACTTTCTCAGCAAATCAAAAATCAGACGCAGGGAGTTGACAAGACCCCAACAGCAGTTAGGGTAGACAAAGACATTCCTGACTGGCTAGAAGCGTACGCAAAAGAAAACGGGCTGATGTAAAAGAAGTTCCAGGTACCCAATCCTGGATGTTAAAAGCTTCACTAAAAGCTTGACAGCTCGGAGAGACGGCCACCAATATCATCCGACGCTGGGCGTTAACTGGCCTCCAAAACCAGTGAGCAGGGTTCAATTCCTTGGGGTGGTGCTTTACCCAATAACGCAGTATGGAGCAGATTAAACGCGAGTCTGCACTATGCGATTCTAGCGTGGCAGCCTGGAGAGACAGGATACTAATGGGTCGGTAGTCCGCTAAAGAGGCGGGGCTGCCTGTAAAGCAGTCGTACAATGTGCCCGCCTGGAGCGTTACCAGGACGACCCACCGCCACAAAAGTGGCCAAGCCGCAGTAGTCCAATGGCAGGAGACAGCACGCTTAGAACGTGTACAGTGTAGGTTCAAATCCTACTTGCGGTACTGATTGCACGGGAAACCTAGTTGTGCCCATGCAATCGCAACAGTGATTAGCTCAGCCTGGTAGAGTCCCCGCTTTGGAAGCGGGTTGCGTAGGTTCAAATCCTACATCACTGACCGAAGGCCGAAGCTCACTTGGGTGACCAAGTAGAAAGCATGGCGAAAGCAATGCCGGGACCTGATGACTGGTGGGAAAGTCCACACCTCACTTCCGGACGGAACACCCTGGTCGGTGTTCGTCAACTTGGGTCGGGAAGCAACCTTCACGGGTAGCACAATGGTAGTGCACATGGCTGTTAACCATGGTTATGCAGGTCCGAATCCTGCCTCGTGAGCAAAGTGTGGTATACAACCGTATATGTCAATACGGTTTCATGAGTTCTGCCAGGAGATTCTAGGGCTCACACTGACCAATGGTCAGGAAGTGATTGCCAGGATTGCCTTTGGTGGCGAGCAGCTGTCAGACCTCCCTATCGGGTTAATTCCGATTGCAAAGGAGATGCTAGGGTTTGACGAGACTGTCAAAATCCTGAAGAAGCACAGAAGAAAAATTGTGCTCTCACTTGGTCGTGGAAGCGGCAAAACTACTCTATGTTCTGCCTTTGGAATCTACAAGGCAGTGACCGCAGACCTTCGTAGGTGCGGACCCGGTGACGTTCCACGTGTTTTCGTGATTGCTCCCGATAAGGAGACGGCCAAGCTGTCCATTGGGATGTCTCGCGAGATGATTCGCAACAACCAGCACCTGAACGCCCTGGTGACCGCTGAGGACAAGTTCTCCATCACCATTCGTAGGCCGTCAGACAGGCGCCTGGTGATGATTCAGGCCGTTGCCGCCAGCAAGGGTGGCGTAAGCGCCCGTGGTAGAACCATCATCAGCTTCATCCTGGACGAGGCAGAGTTCTTCAACTCTGGCGACTCTGGCGAGTACGCGGTGAACGATAGGGAAATCTACCGAGCGCTGAAGCCAAGGCTCATTTACGGCGGCGTTGGAATGCTTATCTCCACGCCATGGCCAACCGAGAACATGATGGCAGAGGACCTGGAGAAGAACTTCGGGAGACCGGACACTGCCCTGGCCATGATTGCCCCGACAACGCTCGTACGTGACGACCAAGAGACCCTGGAGCTTGTCAGGCAGGAGATGGAGTCAGACCCGGAGAACGCCCGTCGTGAGTTCTTCTGCGAGCGGGACGCCATGGTTGGCGGAATGTTCTTTGACGCCGTCAGCGTGACCAGCTGCACCGTGCCAGACCTTACGCTTCCAGCCCACTACAACAACCTACAGCGTTACGTGGCTGCGGCCGACTTTGGCTTCAAGTCCGACTCTTCGGCCCTTGTCATCGCCACCTACGATGGCAAGAAGTACGTGGTGGCAGACATGCTTGAGCTGCAGCCGGAGAAGGGCAAGCCACTGAAGCCGTCTGAGGTTGTGA